TCGAAGGTGATCTTATAATGAAATGCCGTGTTGCTGATTTTCTTGATCTCAGGAAGGCGATTCATGTAAAAATTCTCGCCGTCAAAGGTGACATAATCACCTATGGCGAGACCGAGAACAACCCCTGAGACATACTCGCAGACGATCTTATGCTCTCCCATCAAGGCATGGGTGAACTTAGTCTTCTCGTCGATGTCAATCGTGAGTATACTTGATCCTGAGCGATATATTGTCAGCGTCGTCATAGGTCTTCGTATGCGATAATCTTCATCTTCATCCCAAAGATACCATAAACTTTCGTACCCTTAAATATGTTTGACACGGTGAACCCCTCATCGGAGAAACCGGTTACGGCAAGCTCATCATTGAATTTCAAATACCTCAACCCTTCCTGAGAGAACGTGGTATACAGAGCCCCGACTTTATTTGTAAAATCCGTCAGATCGTCAGCCTCAATAAACCCCCTAAAGTCAAGCTTATTGAATTTTCTCTTTGTAGGATGAAACCACTCTGCACCATATTTCGTATAGGCCTGCCCCTTATATTCAGGCAGGTCGAGCGCGTCTCTTTTGATCGACGTGTATAATCCATAGCTCGTCATGGGCACCCCGTCGATTGTATAAGGGCTCGTGCCCGTAGAGGGAACGGCCACCTCTCCAAGGTCGACAACGGGCTCTCTGAGCTTAATATCAACCTCTGCACCCCCGGCGAAGGTCACGACGTTATATTCCTTCACCCTGACATCGAACGTGCCGTAGGGCGTCTCAAACGTACTTGTGCCGGTCACGGAGTCAATGGCAGCCCGAAATGATGATAGATTTTCATAAACATCGGTATTGGCCCCGAAGATAATTCCCCGGAAGACGAGGTCTCTGCCCTCAAAGAATATCTCAGAGGCATCGACGTATGGCTCTATCCCGTCTTCATCACCCCAATCATGAAATGTCTTGCCCATTCTCTTCGGCAAGTCAAATATACCACCCATGGCTATGTTGCTCCCGGGAACCTGCCCGGGAATAATACCATAAGTGGTCAGGTCAACGCTATTCAGTTCATAACTCATAGGTCTCCTGCATAGACGGGTTTAGTATTTGAGTTTATAGCCTTCAGCTCAAGTACGGCAGTCTTCAGCGACTCCATGGATTCGTAGGAGTATGCCTCGATATTTGTCAGCCTGTCGACTGTCAGTTTATTGTAATCCCGGTTCTGCCGGTTGTCATCTGATATCTTACGCATGAGGCCGGCAAGCTCTGAGCCTGTTTCTTCAGTGATCTGCCTCTGTATCCCGCCTGAGAGCGCCCCGGGCTCACCTATGCCGCCAAGATCAAGAGCCCCGGTGAGTTGATCCCATACCTCCTTGCTACTCTCTGCTATCGCCTGATACCATTCTTGTATCTTGGCCACCTCAGCCTCTGAGAGGGAGCCATCGTCGCCAATAGACTCTGAGATGAAATTGGTCAACCCTGTTATCTGTTCGCCAAGTATACGGGCCTGAAACGCGTTCATCACCGCATCCACAAGAATATCATTCATGTATGTGGCAAAATCGTCGACGCTCGTCTTCCCTTCCCGGAACCCTGCAGCGATGCTATCGGCAATACCTGTTTCAGTCACGCCACCACTGATAAAGTCATTCAGCTCCTGCTCAGCGTCCTGCAGCGCAGCCTCTGCTTCTCTTACGGCGTCAGTAAGTTCTCCCACCTTCTTTTTGCGCTTCTCATATGCCATCGACTGAAACATATTCCACGCATTCTCGCTATTCTCAAACTTTTTCTCCCAATGAGCGAGCTCTTCCTGAAGCAGAGCAAGATTCTTTCTAAGGGTCTCTATCTCAGCTTCACGGGCTTGAGCCTCTCCGCCTTTTCGTGCTGCAAGTTCGATCAGTCGCTGCTGCTCGTCAAGCAGCCGGTTCATCTCTTCGAGCCTCTGATTGAGGATATCAGTACGCGACGGTATCATGTCGGCGACAAATTTCACGGCGCTAACTATAGCCTGCATCCAATTCCCCGTAGCAATACCTTTCAGAAGACCGGCGGTAAAGTCCATCATGTTGTTCATCTGATCCATGATGGCGGGATCAATGCCAAGGGCCTGTCCAAGCTCATTGACAGTATAAGCAACGGTGTCAAGTATCTGCAGCCTGACCTCCAATTCCTCCTGAGCTATTTCTACGGCTGCCTTATCAGCCGCAATTCTCTGCTTCTCGGCGTTCTTATCAGCAACCTCCTGCGACAGGGCCCTGAGGCCGGTGTCTAACTCAGGCGCCACCCTGACAGTCGCAATCTTGGAGTCCTTGGCTTCTTTGGCCTCTTTGAGTAGTTTATCGGCAATACGCTCTCTCAGATCAAGGATAGCCTGCAGTGATAGTATCTCGCCGGCAAGTCTTGATGCCTCATTGCGCCATCTTTCAGCCTCAGCATCGTCCATATGCTGAGATGCGGTGACATAGTTGGCCACGGCCTTCTCGTATCCTTCCCTCAGATCAGAGAGACGCTCAGACATAGACTTATCGGCAGCCTCAAGGGCAGCTATCTCCTGTTCTTTTGCGGCCATCTTGGCTTTGACGGCAGCGCGCTCAGCGGCAGTACCAACGTTCTCGTACTGCTCCCGGAGTTTAGTGAGCTCGTCCTGAGCATACCTGATCGACCCGGCAACAGCTTTAGTTTCTTTATCTATTCCCTTGAGTTCTATCTTGCTAAGCTCAAGTTCTTTAGCATCAATCTTGATCTGTAGGGCCCCGCGCTCTAAGTCAGTAGCAGCAGCATCGTATTCCGTTTTTAAGTCGGAAAGTTCCTTTCTCAGTCTCTTAACTGACCCTTCGGCACCCTGATCTTCAGAAACGTCGCCAAGCTTCCATTCTTCGGAGAGGGCTTTTTTATAGTCATAGATCAGCGGTATAACCTCATTATAGGCCTTACCGGTATCCCTGCGCCATACTTCGTATTTTTCGCTCAGGTTTACAACCTCTTCTGAGGCCTGACTGACGACCTTATTGTGTTCATCCCAAGAAAACTTATCAATGGTCTCGGCCCTTGACCCATGCTTGTCGAGCCACTCCTTTGCCTTGCCATAATCCTCTAAGGCTTTTCTGTTCTTCTCAAAAGCCGGGGCAAGTAGGATCAGTTCTTCGATTTCCTCCTTTGTGTACTGTTTCTGCAGCTTAGTATTTTTCAGCGCCGATTCAACTCTTTCCTTTGCGAGCTTAGTGCGCTCTTGGGCCATTCTCTTTTCGTTCTCGAAGATTTCCTTCTCAAGAGCAGCCCTCTCTTCACCAACGAGCCCGCCGGTCTTCAGTGTATGGTTCAACTGAGCCTGCTCGAGCTCCATATTAGCTATAGTGATCTTCGACTCATCAATGCGGGCCTTGATATACATCTGAGAGCGGGCGAAATCCATCCCGTCCTCAGCGGCCTTCTTCATGTTCTTACCGAAATTTGCCCAATCGCTGTTTATAATAGCCCTGCCGGCTTCACGGAGAGCACCGGTAAGCCCGCCCATAGCGACCTTGAATTTATCGGTAATAACCCTGTTGCTTTTGATGATCCCCCCGACGGCAGCTATTATCAGCCTCAGGGCGGCTAACCCCAAAACAGCGCCGGCAGCACCGGCAATCAATCCTTTCATTCCAACGGCACCGGCCTTGCCTACGGCCCTCACGGCGTCAGCGGCGGGTTCTGCCTTAGTGCGGATGGCCTCAAGAGCGCCCTCTATCGCGTTGATCTCTTGGGTATTTTCGTTCAGCCCTTTGGGGGTGACTTTTGTGGCCCGAAATTCACTCCACAGCCTCTCCTGAACCAATTTCAAGGCCTTCAGGCGGTCTTCTAACTCTGCCTCTGAAAACGTGGAGAAATACTCTGTAAGAGCTCCCTCTGCGGCACTGACGATTTCCTGCTGCTTCGTAAAGGCGCCATTGAGCTCGTCGAGAACCTTAGAATATGCATCCTTTTCGGCCCCGGGCTCCAATTTATTGTAAGCATTTTGTACCTCTTTGATGTTGTCCTTTATGGAGTCTAAGATGTACTTTTGCTTATTAATCTCGTCGACAAGGGTGTCTGAGATGCCCTTTATACCATCACCTGCGATGTCCGTTCCGCTTCTGAACCCTTCGGCCCAATCATTGACCAACCCGGTCGACCCGGCCAACCGTTCATTGATAGCGGTGAGCTGCCCCTCGAGATGACGCAGGGCCTCAGTCTCGCGAGCCAATATCATTTCAGTGTTTTGGATGTTGACGCCTATCTCATCCCTTTCAAGCCCCGGGGCCGTTTTATTGTAGGCACCGCGCATCTGATCAAGCTTAGTCTGCAGGTCGGAGATAACCTGCTTCTGCTTGCCTATGGCGGCATTGATAGCGTCAGCCGTCGACTTAAACTGAGCCTCGACGTCCTCCCCATATGAGACCATGCGATCCCTGTACTCTTCGGCCTTATTGGCAGACTCATTGAGTTTGCGGTCGACATCCGATGTATCAGCGGTGGCAACGAATAAAATCTCGCTCATTTCTTTTTCAAGAGTTTTTCGAGTGAGGCTCCTGTCTCGGCCACAGGTACGCGAATCTTTTCCTTCGCCTTGTAGTCATAATACGGGAGATCGCCCATCTCAAGTTTAAGTGCAATCCAAGCCTTATCCATAATCTCCTTATCGGTGAGATTAAGTTTGGTTCGCATGAGGGCTATTTGACCGAATATAGAATCGCCGCCTACGGTTGCTCCTTGCTTGTCTTCAGTTGGTTCATCCCTTTCGCCGATACCATAATAAAAAAAAAGCTTGAGGGGTCACTTTGCTTAATGACTATCTTCCAAAGAGCCTGAATATCTTTTAGCGGTAATTCTTCAATGGCAACTGTCACCAATCTCACGAACCGGGTTCCTGTCGCATAAGCGATTGAGCGGCAAACTCGCTTCAGACTGTCAGCATTCCCAATGATGGTAGGAAACACGTCTTTCTCAGTTGTGACCTCAGGTATCTGAGCAAGCTCACGACTAATAAGGATAAGAGTCCGGGTGCTTAGGGCTTTGATCTTCAATCGTAATTTCAGACCATGCCATTTAATCACAAACCGGTCTCCTTCGCCTGATAGGCCAAGAACGATATTTGCAGCTTCAACCTCTTTCATGAGAGTAAAAAGGGGAGCCTCCCGAGAGAGGCTCCTCTCTTATGCGGTTGTGAGCTTATAGGCTGCGCCGCCGTCTGCGGCCACCTGAGGTACTACTTTGACCTCCCACCTTACCATAGCATCACGGCCACCTTCACCAACCATACGGGCGACGATAGCACCATTGAATATCTCCATTTTGTGTCCTGACGAAAATGTGATTTCAACGGCCTTCTCGACGTTTGTATAGTCAGCAGACGGGGTGTATGATTCGGTGGCTCCCGTTACAGGTGTGCCGCCCTTGAGGTTGGCCAAATGTATCGGGTTCAGGTCGTAGAACTGAGCGACAACCGACATTTCTCCTTCGTCAGTTTTGATAGCCCTTACGGGGTCTTTTTTCTGATCGACGAAGAATTTGGTTACGGTGCCTTCCGTCTCCTCGATCGTAATCGAGCCTTTGACGGTGTCAGGGAGAGAGACGAGCCCGCCCGGCATCGTTGTCGAGCCGGTGGGGGTACCGTACTTAATCCCTGATACGGCATATATATACTGCTGAGCCATTATCTTATTGGTTTATTGTTTTGAAACTGAATCTCAAGTTTGCAAAGTGCTCTCCGAGAGCTGATTCTCCAAATATCTCACTACTCTCAAAGTCAATCAGATAGTCGTCACCGTCAACCTTTTGCAAGATATCGAGGATAGATGTACTGACCGCCTTGAGCCGTGCGGTATTCGGGGTGCCGTCGGCGAGGTCTTTGACATGGAAATTTACATTCACATAGCATTTTTGCATGACCGCAGCATTCACAGGGAGCGCATTTACAACAATGTACTCGGTGCTCGTGTCTTTAGTCTTGCGAACCATTAAGTGCCGCTTGATAGTAAGGGATGACAACAGGCCGAAAACGGTCTGAGCACATTCTATCGGTGTCTTAAAATCTGCCATTACGCTGATTTTTGATGTCATCCATATACATTCTCAAGTTTATGATGCATGCGTCTGCCTGCATGGAGATTACGTTATAGCCTTTGGCCTCAACGTACGACGCGTAATTCATACCCGCCAACCCCACGAACTCGAGCCCAACCCCCTTGATCGCCGACATTACTGCCTGCTCTCCTTGGGTGTTGCCACCTGCTTTGTGTATCAACTGACCATTATCAAAAATGTAATAGCCGATTGAATTTCGCAGGTTGCCGGTCTGATCCAAGTAAAACCCCAATGCGTGGTCTTGCGGCTGATTGCGAGCCTCAGAGAGAAACTGCTCACCGGCGTATTGCCATGCGGTGATAAGTTTGTTTTTTATCTCCTTGGCCCTTACTTTCAGTTCTTCGCGAGCCCGGTCTGCATTGAAATCACATTTCAGAGCCATATCCTCGAGTTTAACTGTCCATTGCTCGCATTGATCACCCGCCCTGAGAACGTCATCGCCCCCTTAGTCAGAACATATTCTGCATCGGGAGGTATTACCGTGTCCATCTGCGGCAGGTAAACAACATGAGAATAGATGTACTCTGCACCATCCATACCCCTGACTTTATTGCCATAACTGTTCATCTCAGCCCTGCAGCTCAGAGTATACACGGCGTCACTGCCGGTTACGGCAGAGTATTCTCCGGTACTTTCGTCCTGAACAGGGTCAGGGTGAACTGTTATGACAATATTATCAGGATACTGCGTCATTGTGTCACCACCTTTGCACAAATCTTGCTTTTGGACGCATAGCTTCCAAGGGGTTCGCCACCTCATATCGCTTATAGATGTTATTGGCGATCTGAATCAGCGTCTGCTTGTCTGCCGAAGAGATAGAGTAACCTCCCTCTGACACGCCCGCCGGCGACGTCGTTATCGTTATCAAAACGTCGGCATATGCCAACTCAAACGCTTGTGATGTCGCGGAAAACTCGTCAGTGGTAGTAAGGCCTCTTGTAGTCAGAGCCAACTCAACAGAGTTGTCTGATACAGGATACCCTACCTTCGCTTTTATGGCCTCAAGGTTTGTCATGCTATGAGAACTAAAGAGCCGCCGTTAGACGGCTCCCTGTTATGCCCATGTGGAGGTCGAGCCGGTATAAAGATTAAACACCCGGTCAACACTCGGCCATGACGGGAATGCATTGCATTCGCCCTTGGTCAGAACTGATACGGGGTTGAAATCTCTCTTCATACTGACAAGGACGTTGCCGGTCTTTGCCTGAATCACGTCGAGAGGCTTCTCGATCTCTTCAGCAATCGGGCCATTATACATGGCTCCCTGAATTATCGAGGGCACAAACACGACATGAGTCGATGACCACGGGTTCGTTTCCGTCAGGCTCGCGTCCTTATCCTCAATAGCGACCGAGGTCTCAATGAGAGTAATGGTCGGGAGGCGCAAAGCGGTCAGAACCCTGTTCACGGTACCGATGTCCATGAACCCGAGGAGCTGAGATTCACCGATCAGCAGCGACTTGCATGCCGTCTGAAACTCGGTTGAACCTGTCATCAGGTCAAATGCATCGGGATGCATCAGGATACGCTCAAAATAGATGCCCTTGGCACGAGCAGAGGCCTGAACAGCCTTAAAGTCGGCTATCGGGGTCATGGAAGCAGCATTACCTGTACTCCACACGGCGCCGGTGGCAACGGCCTTATTGGCGGTCGGGAGACCAAAGTCAATGACAGTCTCATTCACGATACCCATGGGGTTGTTCGTGGTGGAGAGCTGTATCTTGCCTGTCGAAAGGGCGGTCAGGGCGAGCCATTCCATCCTCGCATTGCAAGAGTCGATAACGAAATCGACATCATTGAAATAGTCCTCAATGACAGCATTCTGACCCTGAAGAACCTTTGTGATCTCATGCTCGAGAATTTCCTTTTCGGTCTTCCTGCGAGACTGAGCGATCTTCGGTATGTCAAAATACTTGGTAGTCATCGACTTACGGCTTGCCTCGGGAGCTCTTGAGTCGTAAGATATGATGTGAGCGGCAACCCTTGAGCCGACATCGCCGACCAAAGTTTTACCATCAAGAGTGTTCACGTTCCTTATAGGAAAGAACGTCGGCCAATACAGTGCGTCGTATTGCCTTGCGTTAAGGTACGCAACTAATCCCTGCTGCGAAAGTCCTTCAATTATCGGTGTTTTCATGTTTCATCAATTAGTCAAAGAACGTGATCAGGGATGTTCCGGTAGCCGACCGCAGAGCAGTCTTGAAGAGAGTGGGCATCGGGTAGGTAAGAGCATCTTCCCTCACTGCACCCATGGTAACAACTGATACCTCAGCGTTGCCCTCTTTGATCCGAGAGACGCTTTTGATAAGCCCATTGGGGGTGTATTTCAGGACAGCACTTGTGCCCGTTGCTGAACCCTCGAAATACTTTGTTCCTGCCGCATAGGTCAGGTTAGTATTCAGGGTCACGGTGTCATAGTCATCAGAAGAATCACGGTCAATAGCGGTAATCATACCACCGGTCGTTCCGTCGTTGAGGATATCGCCGACGAGAAAGTGATTGTTCTTGCTGATGCGGGGAGCTGCGGTCAAGCCGCCGTCTATCGCCAAGGCCGTCTTGCAGACCTCAGCGGTGCGGGCAGCATAGTCCACATATACAGGGGTTCCCGGCTCAATGAACTCTTTGCCCTCACGCTCGTTGTCGAGCCGGGCAACGTTCAGAGCGACCCCGCCGGGAATTTCGTCAATGATCGAGTCAAAGACGACAACTCTGCCGGCCATGGAATCTGATGTTATCTGCATCGTTAAGAATTATTAGGTTAAACTTGCTTTCCTTGAACCCCGGCCTGTTTCCCGGTGTTCTTTTTTTCGGCAATCATTTTGCCAAGCGCCTCACCCTG